AATCTGGACGGAACGATAAACTACACAAACTTAAACAGTGATCTCGCACAGGGCACCAAGGAAAAGAACATAGGATTCTATTACAACAAGTCTGGTGAGGAGGAACTGGATGCCAGTTTCAACTTCACGGCAGAGTACAGAATGGACAAATCAGGTGTGGCCAACAACGATGGCGTAGAGATGGCGGTCAAGATGGTCAAGAAGTTCGCGGGCAGTTGTAAGTTTTTATGGATGAAGAATCCCAAGTGCTTTGACGAGGATGGTAACATGAAGTCTAATCTGTTTGGCACAAGCATGGACAACGCCACAAAACACGGACTGGTGTACGATCTCAAAACAGACAAATTCATACCGATCAAGAAATAATGCAGAAAGATATTAGTAAAGAAAGTTATTTTGGAACGTTGATGTGTATATTAATTGATGAATCTCGTAGGATGATGCCAACTTTCAATGCCACTCCAGAACTGCACAAGATACAGAATGACATGTGCCGGGCCGGCAGTTGGATAGACAACATGCCCGTAGGTACCATAGTTGAAACTGTACCCCAATACTCCGTAAAGAAACTGGTAGAGGACGCACTGCCGGAATACAGGAGATTAGCGGCCAAACTTATAGACAGGTTCATAGACGAGTTCGAGGCACAGGGAGGACGAAGGACAGAGATCGCAGAAAAATTTGAAAGGATGTACAAATGGAAACAATAACGATAACATGCACAAACAATGACAGGACCAAGGAAGCGGAAGTATTAGAAAGAAACGACAAATATATGAAGGTGCAGGTGCCGGGCACTCAGTTATTCATAGAACTGTTCAGGGATGACGTAAATATTCCTTATACAGGCAGAACAGCAGGATTGGAATTTGAATGGCAACCGAAAAACTGAAATTTAAAATCGAACTTTACGCAACCATGTGGGACACACCACCGCATGCGGAAATCCTGATCGATGATAAAGTGCATTTCAAAGGAGACATCACTGGCACACAGGAAAATCCAATTTTGATAGAATGTGAACATGAACTTGCCGAAGGTAGTGAACATTTTCTTACTATAAAAAGATCTAATAAAACCACGAAACAAACCATTGTTAACGAAAAAGGTGACATACTAAAAGATCAAATGCTTCATATAAAACACATAGAAATTGACGAGATCGACATAGGAGCATTAGTATACGAGGGCGTGTACACGCCGGAATATCCCGAACCATGGGCCTCGCAACAAAAATCGGCTGGCACGGAATTACCAGAAACACTTAAGAATGTAACTCAGATGGGACATAATGGAGAGTGGCGATTCTTGTTCAAATCACCATTTTACATGTGGCTATTAGAGAATCTTTACTAATAAATATGCTTGTATGAGAGCATCACAATTCATTTCAGAGAACATAGACTCAGACGCGGTCAACGAGCTAGATACCTACATCATGAACAATGAGGATCTGTATCGTAGACGTTTCATGCCCATCATATCAAACATCAGGAGAAAACTGGCCAAGAACGTGTATGACCACGACAAGGCACAAAAACTTTGGATGTACCTTGTGGATGATGCCGCTAAAGAATATGTCAAAGAATTTGGATCAACACAGGACGATGTCAGCAACATGTTTCCAAAGGAAACAAGACAGCAGGTTGCACAAGTGATATCAGACAGAGAACTAGAAAACATAAAGCAAGGCGAATACGATGCACCTCCGGGAACTGTTTCTTAGGGAAGACGATCGTTCAACAGCAGTCTTTGCCTTTGGCCGATTCAATCCACCCACAATAGGACACGAGAAACTAATCAACAAAGTTCAGCAAATAGCCGACAAGGCGAATGGCAAGGCCTACATATTCCTTTCGCACACGGACGGCACTGCCAAAGATCCCATAGACTTTACAACAAAATTAAGTTACCTGAGGCAACACTTCCAGTCAGATCCAAAATTAAGTTTTGGTGACATCAGGGCAAACACGATCATAAAGGTAATGAAAGTGCTAGAACAGGAAGGCAGAACCAAAGTCATAATGGTCGCAGGCGATGACAGAGTCATGCAGTTCAAGAATCTTTTGAACCAATACAATGGTAAACCAACAAAGGCAGGAAATATTGAATACACATTCGACAGCATAGATGTCGTAAGTGCCGGGCAGAGAGATCCAGATGCGGATGACGTCACAGGAGTTAGTGCGTCCAAGGCCAGAGAACTGGCAATGAAGGGACAGGAACACGAATTCAGTAAGATCATAATGGGCGGAGACAAAGGTAAAGTGCTCTACGACAAGATACAGGACCAGTTTGGTAAACAGGTTGACGAGAACAACAAGAAGTTGTATAATGAAGATATGACAGATACAAAGCCAATCGTATATCTTGACATGGATGGAGTATTGGCAGACTTCTTTGGTGGTGTTGAATTCCTCTATGGGGTTGAACACTGGAAACAACTGACCAATGACAAGACCAAGGATCTCAAGAAAGAGGTCATAGACAGGATCACAGGTACAGACTTCTTCGCAGTGCTACCAAAATTCCCAACAGCAGACGCACTGATAGACATGGTGAAAAAATTCACAGGTGGAAACTTCAGCATAAACACATCACCATTGAGGGGTGACCATGAGAATTCAGCAAAGTATAAAAAATTATGGATACAGAACAACATAGAACAGCCAGACGAAATAGTTGTCACGGGTAGGAAAGAGTCTTACGCCAAGAACAAAGGAACAGGCACGCCAAACATCCTGATCGACGACAGGCCAATCAACATACAGAAGTGGCAGGCCGCTGGTGGATACGGAATACTATACCAAGCAAACAGGGATTCATTAACCAAAGTACAGAAAGGACTGGAGGACTATGCCAAAGTTCAGCGGGATCAATAGACCATACAAAGCAGGCGAGATAGAGAAGACGCCACAAGAACTACAGAGAGAACTTGACGAGAAGATGAAGAAGTTCCTGGCCAAGGGTGGCAAGGTGGAGAAGGTCAAAGCACACAAACCCACGAAACAACAGTTGAAAGACTGGACCATCTAGTGGACGAACTTGAGCGTATAAAGAAGTTAGCAGGATTGTATGACTATCCTCATCGAACAGAAGATTCAATGGGCGAGAACCTATCGTACGTTGGCACACAGAAAGCACAATACCAAAAGAAACACAACATCCGACCGGGTACAGAAGAGTGGTTCAAACTGTGGTTCGCACAGCCTAGACTCACTGGTGAAAACCCAATGCCCAAAAACAAATAAATACTCGCACAATGCGAGCACAAGAATTCACAGAAACAAGTTGTCCTAGGACCAAGGCCAAAGAGTGCAGTTGTGGCAAGGTAAACGCAATTACCGAGGCACAGGAAACCACAGTGGCACAGTGCATATTGGAGCATTCCGACACCGTTAAGGGCTCTATCCTGCTTATACAAGCACCAGGAACAGCAACACTAGTAAAAGGTACCATAACAGGACTGACACCGGGAGAACACGGATTCCACATACACGAGTTCGGAGACATGAGTGATGGCTGTAAATCAATGGGCGGACACTACAACCCAGACGGAGTTGATCACGGTGACATCAACGAAGGACACGTGGGAGATCTTGGTAACATCACAGCAGACGAATCAGGCACGGCCAAGTTCACAATAGAAGCCAGGCGAGTAGACTTACTTGGTGACAGGTCAGTGATAGGCAGAGGATTCGTTGTACACTCTGACGAGGACGACCTAGGCAAAGGCGGAGACGCAGAGAGTTTGAAAACAGGCAACGCAGGTGATAGATTGGCATGTGGTGTGATCACATTGAGGGCGGCGGAATGAAATTCATAATCTACAACGGAAGTCTTAAAGCAGATGCAGAGTCAAACACATTCTCTGTTTGCAAGATGACACAACTGGCATTCGAGAAATTGGGACACGAGTGTGAGATCATTACTTTGAGAGATTTGAAATACGAGGGATCGACCTCAGATGTAAACGATGAGTTGAAACCTGAACTAATGAAGATGTTTACAGCAGACGGAGTCATATTCGCAACACCAATTTGGTGGGGTCAACACAGTTGCCACACACAGGCCATGTTAGAGAGACTAGATCCAATATACAGTTGGGCCAAAGACAACAAGTACCAACCCATGTACAACAAGGTGTTTGGTACACTAGTATCAGGTGGCGGAGATGGATTCCAACACATACACGGAGTCCTGTATTCAGCGGCCTCGAACTTTGGATTCACCATACCACCACAGTGCAACATAGAATCAAAAGCACAGGGCATAGACGAGATCACACAAGATGATGACACAGTGGAGCAGGTCAAGAACTGCACGATAAACATGACAACATGGGCAAGGATCCTCAAAGATGGCAATCCCACAAAAGATGCTAGGCATGGTTCTGTAGACATCAATGAGAATTAAAGAGATACTTGCGACGAAATACGTTCACCCAGACGTGAACCAATTCCTTAAGCGATACGAGAAACAGGCCAAGGGCAGGTCAAGGATGGGATACCACTCCATGATGGCTTACCCATACAGGGTGGAAGGGTGGAGCAAGAAATACAAGAAGAGTATCAACTGTAGCAACCCCAAGGGTTTCTCACAGAAGGCCCACTGTGCAGGCAAGAAGAAATGAAGATACGAGAATTCATAATAATGCCACACACTGCTGACACCATGGGTCTCATACACAGACCAGGCGTGGGTCCAAACAACAGGTTTGATTTCAAGAACAAGAGCAACAACAAGGCCAATGAGAAAGCACCTCCTGGCAGAGAGAAACAGGTAAAGGCACTGAAGGGCAAAGTGGACAATCCATACGCAGTTGCTTGGGCAAGTTACAACAAGAGCAAAAAGAATGAAGAAGCCGCGGGTGTTGGCATAGTGACCAAACAGAACGCCACAAAAGATGTGCCCGTAGGCGGTGAATACATGAATGTTAAGAAATTGAAGTTAGACTGGAAGGAGTTCCGTGAGAACTTCGCGGATGGCAAGAAGAAGGGCAAGAGCAGACCAGGACGTGTGAAACGTGCAGGGGCCAGTTGTAAAGGTTCTGTGACATCATTGAGAAGTAAAGCAAAGAAGGCATCCGGTGAACGTGCAAAGATGTATCACTGGTGTGCCAACATGAAGTCTGGCAGAAAAAAATAATCCATTTATCTACATGAATAACTAGTTTATGCCTTATACCTTGGGTATAGCCTTTGAATACTACAGATACAAGCACGATGCGGTCATGCGGGTTTTCGCAGACGATTACTTGATAAGTGAAGTTTCTTTGAACGATCATATCAAATTAAAATGTGTTGATTTGAGAGAGGTTCCAGACACTAGAAATGATGTAGGTCCTCACAATACCAGTCGTGTCATGTTTGTACCTAAAAAAATTTTTACTTTCAGTATCGATGAACAATATCTAAAGAAAAAAATAAGAATTGAAATAAAAAACAATAACAACAATCACACAAACGGATTCATGACCGATTATTCATACCTCATTTTCCATAAAATATTTCTCATACCAGACTGCTTATTCGACGAATCTAGTTGGTGTCGCCTTGAGAAATTCGATAACAGATTTGTGGAGTGGTGGCCCAAAATACAATATTTTCCGCATGACTTTATTGGGTATCTTTATACTACAGATGGCAGTAGTCCAGATTTATTAGAGATGCCACCCCATGGATCCCATTCTTTATATCATGCAAAGAAAGGCGGTAGTTTTTCTATACAAATAGCATTAAGCCAAAAGCACAACATCATCCATCTGGGGAGACCACGTCCAGGAAAGATGTACCTTACCCGTACAGTAGAACGTTTTTTATGGGTATACGGTCTGCTAAATATTATTAAATGAAAATCAACGAAGTAATAACACAAAAGATCAAAGAGCAGGCCACTGCCGGAGCCACAAGTGCTGGTAACATAGCAAGTGTTGTGAGTCCACACATAGCCATAGGAAAAGACAGGTTCACAAAAGCATACACAGGTTCTCCAGGACGATCAGGCACGCGAGCACCCAGATTGCCAAAGATAACACAACCCAAGAATCCCAACGGCACTGCCAAAGGCGCACACGCATTGAAAGGTGTCAGCCTGTTTGGTGGACCAGCGGTGAAGAGATAATGGAACCATTGGTGCTGACAGACCCAATCAAGTGTACAAACTGTGGTTGCGACAGCCATTGTGGCAAGACTTGCACAAGGAAAGAACAGCATTATCCCACAGACGGATACATGGAGTACCCAATAGAGGTCTGTAAGCAGTGCAGATGTGAGGCCTGTGCCGCATAAATACGGTTATTATGAGATTTCACGAATTCCAAGAAGATAAAGGATCAACTTTAGCATCAAGAACAATCAGTAGATATGCTGACGAGATCGGACCAGACAGCATGGACTATGAAATGTTCAAGAAAACCGCTGAGTTGTTAGACGCCGGAAAATTAAGATCACTGGCACAACACATATACTACTCAGACACATCACCAGCAGAATATGTGATGAAAGTTATCTCAAAGAAAGATCCAGAAACATTCGAAAAAATGTATGGTGACCAGGAGGGTTACTTCTCTCTCATGAAACCACGAAAAGATTTATCAGACAGTGCAGTACAAGAAGGCGCTGAAATGATAGCGTACCATAAACATCCAAAAGACAGCAACCTATGGACGTTCCCGGACGCATACAAGGACGACGCGGAAGTGGAGAGTCCATACATGAGCAACGCCAGTATGAGACAGTTCCTGGACGCACTGGGTTACAACCCAGACTTCGAGGACCAGAGTCCTGTGCCAGCGAAAGAATTCATAGCGAGAACCACACAGTGGTTACAGAAGAACATCGGCAAGAGATCACCAGAAGAACCAGCCACAAGGGACGGCAACATGATTTCAGGTGGCAAGCCAGAGGGTTACATGAATCAGATGGTGAAGGCACACAACGAGATAGCAAGGAAAGTTTTAACAAAGTACCCAGAAGTAACACACTTTGGATTCAATTAACATGAAGTTCAACGAATTATCAGACATGATGCAGAAGCCGGACACATATGAGGCTTCGATGGCTCTGAACCAATTGATGCGAATCGGCAAACACGCGATCAAACTGCACAACATGATCGACGATGCCGCGGAGATGGAGTCATGGGTGGCCAAGAAGATTGACCTCGCGGGAGATTATGTTAAAAAAGTACACGGCTACATGCAGGGCGAGAAGGCCGGATTATACGATGACGGTGGATTGACCGAGGCAAGATTACAAAGCAATTGGGCAGTATCGTTCCAGATGCCTAAAGGCAATCACAGAAGGAACAGTTTCGCTAGTAAAGATGATGCAATAAAATTTGCCAACACAGTCAAAAGCAAAGGCGGGATAGTAAATTCAATGAAATTAGCATTAGGTAAGAATGCAGACGACTTACCCACATCAGTCAGAACATTGGGGGAAGACGCAGGCGAGGGACACATGAGTAAGAGCACATTGTACCATACCGCCAAGTATGCGATAGCATTGATGGACATGATCAAGCCAGGTGATGACCTAGAGGGCTGGGTGCAGAGCAAACTGAACAAGGCGGCGGACTACTTACAGGGTGTTTACAACTACGAGGAATACCAGAAACTTAATCCATACAGAGAAGAGCTAGATGCAACTTTGATGCAGAAACACGCTCAGGTGGTACAAAAGAACATAGACGAGATCCTATCAAAAGAAACTAAACTGGATGACATCGACACAAAACCAGGCATGATGAGGATACTTGCCAAGAGAGTCAACGAAGTTGAAAAAGAGATTGCCAAAGAGACAAGGAAAAAAACAGACGAGGAAGCACCTCCCGGCAGAGAAAAACAAGTGAAAGCACTCAAGAAAAAATTCAAGGACAAGGGAGCACCTTACGCCATAGCGTGGGCACAGCACAACAAACATGGCAAGCCAAAGAAAGAGGCAGAGATAAACGAAGATCCGAGGGCAGTAGGGCGAGCACTGGCTAATCTAAAGTATGGTAAAGCAATGGCCAACGCCATCATGAAGGGCGAGGACATGGTGTTACTGAGACCAAAAGCACAAGCATACCTGGGATCGATAGATCAAACAATCGAATTACTAGACAAGATGTATGGGATGAACACTGAAAACCTTGATGAAGGCATCAAAGACTGGGCTAAAAACCTGGCCATGGCAGGAGTGTTAGTAGCAGGTTTGGCAGGCATCAACTCAATCAACAACGCAATAGACAATTCAATACCAGCCGTCAAGGCCATGAACACGGCACTGGACATGGCACAGGATTCAGGCAATGATGAACTGGCCAAAATGATTGAAAAAGACCTATCAGATGCCAAAGTTAGGCTGACTTCAGGCAAGGATCTAGGGTACGTGGCAGGCCTACAGGACAAATACGCCAAGTTCATGAAGACAGAAGGACTGGCATACGAGTCACAACTGGCATTAGCCTTAAATCAACGCCTTAAATAAAACTGTAACAATTATAAATAACTCATATGAGCACAGACACAAGTTTCAGAGACCTAGTAGCACGTTTAAACGCAATGAATAATGTGACTCCCGAAGAGGAAAGAGCTAAATTGATGGAAGCGGCTGGCAAGGCTCCAAAAGTGCTAGATGACAGAGATGTATCATTGGCGGACATAGCCAAACTGGCGGGCATCAAGGAATACGTTGAACCTGTTAAACACTCAAAGAAAGCAAAGAAAATGGTGGAATCCATTGTTGCTGAACCAAAAACAGAATCAAGCATCGCCAAAGCGATCAAAGAATCAGACGCAGACGATTCCCTTTCAACTTCAATCAAGAAAGCGGTGACCGAAGAATCAAACAGACTAGACAAGATAGCAGAATTAGAAGCACAGTTGGCAGAACTGAAGACGGAACAAAAAGAAGAACAGACATATGACTCGAAATCATTCAGAGAAGTTATCACGAAGGATATCGCGGAGTACATCAAAGGCGCGGAAGACACTGCCCTGGTTGAACTTTACAACACGATATCAGACAATGAAGCAGTTTACAATGAAGAATCATCAAGCATTCTCATCAAGACTCCAGAAACTACTGAGATCATAGCAGACGCTGAACAGGCCGAAGCACCAGCAGAAGAAGAGCAAGTGGACGAGAAAGTTGTGGACGGTGTGCAGACAGATAGGAACACATCAGAGCCACACGCACCAGAAAAACACGGTGAAGAAGAAGCAGAGGACAAAGCAGACGACAAAGAAGACGACGGCGAAGTTCCAATGCTAGACAAAGACTTCGACGAAGGTGAAGAAGTTGAATTAGAAGTGCCCACAGAAGACAAGTTCACAAACGACCTAGACCCAGCAGACAAAAAATAATCCAAAAAATTAAATAAGTGTATGCGATTACACTTGACCGACAACAGATTCAACACGGATCCATACTGGACTGAGCGTGTGAAGAGCATATTCGCCTGTCCACCCAAAGACGTGGTCGAACTTTTTGACCAGAACGGTTACGATCTCACCAAGTTGGAACAACTGTATGCTGTGGCCAACGGTGCAGAGACCACACGACACAGGAACAGTTCTCACATAACTCTCCGTCAAGATTGGTTCACTGCTGACGACACAGAATATGGACCACACATCAACCACGCCTACATGTTTGAACGTAAGGGTTACTCCGGTGATGCATTAAGCCAACTGGAGAGTTGGGCCGCATACAGACCACACTTCCACAAACTGATCGCCATGAAGCCCAAATGGGGACTGGATTTTAGCATAGACTACTGTGACCGTGAGGGCAACGTGTTCGAACTGCTACACTGGGAGTACGACGGTTTCAACCACAACGAGGTGGCTGACAAGAAAGAGATCATGGATGAGTTCCTGGTGAACCAGGACTGGGATGAACGGGCACGGACCATGCTGGAACGTAAAAATGAGTGGCATAAACTGGGCTTTTTTGAGCAGAGTGAATGGAAAACTAGGTTCTTTGGCATCGAAAAAGAACGTTTCAAGATGGTGCTGTGGAAATAAATACTGCATATGAGCTCAATACCCTACAACTACGGATCATACATAGACGCCAAGGTGTCAATGACTGACACGGGACACGTGTCCGCGGGCAAACAGATACAGAGTCCGGCCAGTGCAGGTAGCAGGGGATTGGCAAAGACAACACAATTCACGAACGACAGGACACAGATGCAGATGGGCAACTCACCGATAGCGGAATCAATGGTAGAAATCAGGAACATATTGAACAGGATAGACGGCGTCAACGTGCCAACTAACGAGATGAATGAGTTGGCGGATGACGACAAGATGGAATTCACGAAGGTGATGCTGGACATATCACAGATCAAGGACAGGGTGGAAGCACTGTCAGTGGACGAGGATGCGAAGAAATCAGCGATACAGTCACTGACCAACGCGGAAGAGGCCCTGGTTGCCTTGGACGAGACGGCGGTGCGGGAAGACGACCGTGTTGAAAAAGCGATGAAAGATATGCAACCAAGCAAAGTCACAGGCTATTACGAGATCACAGACTTCTGGAAGGAACACACGCAGATGTGGGGCAAGGATCCTGAAACAGTAAAATACGAGATTGCTGATTGGATGGTGGATGAGATGAAACCAGACAACACTCCAGAAAGAGAAGAATTAACAAAACGTGCATGGGCCATAGTTGATGATGCGTTGAAGAACAACAAAGACGACATGACTTTCGATGACATGATAGATCAACTGAAAGGCAAGTCAGAGGACACGGACGAACTCAGCAGGCTCAAGGAACTGTCAGGCATTGAGGAAGACACCAACGATGACATAATTCAGTGGGCCAAGAAATACTCACAGTACAAGAATCTAGAGGACGACAACCTGATCGAGGCACTATATGAGTATGCATTCGAGCTGGGCATAGCACAATTAACATTCGAAGTCGGCGAACTACAGGCCGCAGAAAGAGAACTTGGAAAGAAACAAGAGGACTGGGAAGACGCAGAAATAAATGCCGCAATGGAAATGTCTCCAATATCAAATGGCTTACTAGACGACTTACATAGAATTTTACCAGGCGATGCAGATTTAGAACAAAAACTTGACAGCATCAGAGGCATGCTCGAGAAGGCGGGTCTTAAGGAGGACAAGTATCAACCAATGCCAGAGGGTGATGAGTTTGACATCGAAGAGGACGAGGACTTCGAAGAAGTGCTTGGTCCACTAGGTTTCCCAGAAGACGAGACGGAACTGTTCGACGCAGAGTACAGGGGCAGGAAGGTTCCTCTCAACAAACCCATGCGTGGTGATGTGAAGAAATTCAAGGTGTACGTGAAGGATCCAAAGACAGGCAATGTCAAGAAAGTCAACTTCGGACACGGTGGAAGTTCAGCGAGGAAGGCCGGACAGAAGACCATGAAGATCAGGAAATCAAATCCAAAGGCAAGGAAATCATTCAGGGCAAGACACAACTGTGCAAATCCAGGACCAAAGACCAAAGCGAGATATTGGTCTTGTAGGAAGTGGTAAATGAAGATAACGGAAGTAGTTGGAATATCCGAAGCCGAATTTGAACAGTTAGCAGAGAAACAGGACGCCTGCTATCACAAGGTGAAATCAAGATACAAAGTTTGGCCATCGGCCTATGCCTCTGGTGCTCTGGTTCAGTGTCGTAAAAAAGGTGCGGCCAACTGGGGTAACAAGAGCAAGAAGTAATGGACAGTTGTTGCACAAGAACAAAAACAAAAAAAGACTACCTAGCATTACCTAAGGCGATCGGTGTTTGTGTAATCGCTCTGTCTGTCATGTTAAGCATTGAAATCAGTATATTTTACGCTATAGGAATAATCTAATGAGGATCACAGACGTAATCACAGAGAAGTGCTGGAAGGGATACGAGAAGCGGGGCATGAAGACCATGTTCGGCAAACGTGTGCCCAACTGCGTCAAGAAGGAAGACGTGGACTTCTGCGTGAACTGTGGTGAATTAGTATTCGCAGAATCACTGAACGAGGATCTAAGGAAGTGGTTCAAACAGAAATGGGTGCGTTTCGGTCCCAAGGGCAAGATCAGGGGAGCCTGTGCTCGTGGATCAGAGAAGGAAGGCAAGCCGAAATGTTTACCAGCCAAGAAGGCGTACGCATTAGGTAAAAAAGGCAGGGCGAGTGCGGCTCAGAGAAAGAGAAGACAAGATCCAGATCCCAACAGGCGTGGTAAAGCCAAAAACGTCAAAACCAAAAAAAAATGAAGATCAAAGACATCACAGAAGGTCCTCATGATCCTTACACCCACAAGGCAATTTTTTTCGCTGGGTCTCCCGGTGCGGGCAAGACGTATGTTGCCAGGAGATTAGCAGGCACATTTCAAGGATTGAAACAGGTGAACATGGATATCTGGTTCAAGCGTCTCATGACAAAGAAAAACCTGTCTTGGAAAATGCCTCCCGAAGAAGAACCCGAGAGAGAAAGACAAAGGCAAAGATCAAAAGAATTGGTCGCCAAACAGCAACAGTCACACACCAAGAGTGGCCTGGGCTTGTTGATCGATTCAACCGGCAGATCATACGAAACCGTGCGAGATATCAACAAAGAGCTCGAGGACAAAGGATATGAAACGACCATGGTTTTCGTCAACACAGATCTACAGACCGCACTGCGTAGGAACAAAGAAAGGGAACGTACATTACCAGATGAACTGATACATCGGAATTTCAAAACCATTACACAAAATCTGGGAAGGTTCCGGCGTTTGTTTGATGATTTACACGTGATCAATAACTCCGATGATGACAGAGACACAGTGGATGACCAAATAGCACAAGTGGAAAAAGACCTTCGAAGGTTCTTGCGGTAAAATACTAGGCCACCAAGAAAAAATAATTTGCATTCATTGTAAATCTGTTATATACTGTTGACAACAACAGGAGAAACAAATGGCAGTAAGAAACTTCAATGACGCAGAAAAGCAGAAATTGATCCAGATCATTTCCCAGGGTTCACAGGTACTAGGTGAGGTTGAGGACTTGAAGGGTGGATTGAAAGACACCGTGAAAGCAATCGCAGAAGAACTGGAACTTAAACCAGCACTCATCAACAAAGCGATATCCGTTGCACACAAGGGCAACTATCAGAACATCGCGGACGAGATGGACACACTGGAAAGCATACTAAACACAGCCGGCAAACTTTAATGTTAGACAAAGTCAGAACATTCTGGCTTCGTAGTTTTGAGAGTGATAGGACAGCGTTCTATTTTGAACTTGTCAGTTTCATATTCACAGTTGGAGCCAGCCTAACACTTGCGATAACGGCCGCAGACCCAGACATGACGATTATATACCCTGGATTCTTCATAGGAGCGATAACACAATGCTATGCCGCATACAGGAGGAACGCCGCTTTCGTTATGATGATCACTGGCTATTTCTCGATCATAAATGTCTACGGCTACGGCGTAGCAAGTTATTGGTGGTAGGATGAGTTACATAGACGCACTATACAAAAAAGACGAAGACAAGATTTACGTGGTAGAACGTGATCCAAAGAAGGGCAGGATATTCACTGAATACGATGCCAGGTATGTGTTCTACTATCCAGACGCAAGGGGCAAACACAGGGGCATGACAGGTGAGCCTCTACAGAGAGTGATATGTTCCACAAACAAAGAATTCATAAAGGAGCAACGTATAAGGTCGAACAAGCAACTTTATGAGCATGATATCAATCCCGTGTTCAGATGTTTGGAAGAGAATTACTTGGGTAAGGAGACTCCAAAACTGAACGTGATGTTTTTTGATATCGAGGTGGACTTCGATCCAGATCGAGGTTATTCCACAACAGATGATCCGTTCATGCCCATTACTGCCATAAGTTGTTACATGAGCTGGACGGATCAACTGGTCACACTTGCAGTACCACCCAAGACCATAAGCATGGCGGACGCTGAAGAACTTACAAAGAGATTTGAAAACACGATGTTGTTTGAGAAAGAGAAGGACATGCTGGACGCTTTCCTACAACTTGTTGAAGACGCAGACATACTGTCAGGTTGGAACAGTGAGGGTTACGATATCCCATACACTGTGGGTAGGATACAGAAAGTGTTGAGTGGTGATGACACAAGGAGATTGTGTTTCTGGGGCGAGAAGCCAAAGAGGAGAGTGTTCGAGAAGTACGGCAGAGAACAGTTGAGTTTCGACTTGGTAGGACGTGTACACTTGGACTTGCTAGAACTGTACAGGAAATACACGTATGAAGAAAGGCACAGTTTCAGACTAGACGCCATAGGCGAACACGAACTGGGCGAGAAGAAGACTGTGTATGAAGGTTCACTTGACAACTTGTACAAGAATGATTTTGGACTATTCATAGAATACAACAGGCAGGATACGGCACTGCTGGCCAAACTTGAGAAGAAATTGAAGTTCATAGAACTTGCGAACGAGATAGCACACCAGAACACCGTGCTTCTACAGACAACCATGGGTGCTGTTGCGGTTACAGAACAGGCAATCGTGAACGAGGCTCACAGACGTGGAATGCAGGTGATGGGAAGAAAATACAAAAAAGAGGGAGAAGAGAACCAGCCAGCGGCAGGTGCCTATGTGGCAACACCCACAAAAGGCATTCACGACTGGATTGGTTCCATTGATATCAACAGTCTGTATCCTAGTGTGATTAGGGCACTGAACATGGGACCTGAAACCATAGTGGGACAGATACGACCGGTCATAACATCAGCAGAAGTAAACAGAGCCAAACATGCCAAGAAATCATTTGCGGCGGCCTGGGACAGTCAATTCGGAAGTTGGGAGTATCAAGCAGTGATGAATCAAGAGAAAGGCACAGAGATAATTGTTGATTGGGAGGACAAGACCAGTGTGCGTATGAGTGCGGCACAACTTTATGAGATCGTATTTGACGGCAACAACAAGTGGATGTTGAGTGCAAACGGAACAATATTCACCTATGAGTATGAGGCAATCATTCCAGGACTACTGAAACGTTGGTACGCAGAACGTCAAGAGATGCAACAGAAAATGCGAGAGTGTGGTGACAACGAGATCGAAAGAGAATATTGGGACAAGAGACAACTTGTAAAGAAGATTAATCTGAACAGTCTGTATGGAGCAATATTGAATCCAGGATGTAGATTCTTTGACATCAGGATAGGTCAATCAGTGACACTTACTGGTAGATGTATAACAAAACATATGGCGAGCAAGGTAAACGAGATTGTAGCAGGTGCATATGATCACAAGGGCGAGAGCGTGGTTTATGGTGACACTGACTCTGTGTATTTCACCGCACACAAGACACTGCAAAAAGAAATCAACGAAGGCGTGATCCCATGGACAAAAGATTCTGTGGTTGCGTTGTATGACAAGATATCCGAAGAAGTTAATGGCTCGTTCAAAGCATTCATGACAAAGGCTTTCCACACGCCAAGCACACGTGGAGAGGTGATAAAAGCAGGTCGGGAACTTGTCGCTTCAAAAGGATTGTTCATCACGAAGAAGAGATATGCAGTTCTTTACTATGACAAAGAGGGTAAACGTACTGACACGGAAGGTAAGGAAGGAAAGATGAAAGCGATGGGTCTTGACTTGAAACGTTCCGATACTCCAGTTTATGTACAAGACTTTTTAAGTGATTTGCTATACATGGTACTGACTGGAAAGACTGAAACAGAAGTACTAGCAAAAATCAGCGAATTCCGTGCAGAGTTCAAGGCAAGGCCAGGTTGGGAAAAAGGATCGCCAAAGCGAGCAAACAACATGACCAAGTACACGGAAGAGGAAGAGAAGAAGGGCAAAACAAACATGCCGGGACACGTGAGAGCCAGCATGAACTGGAACAAGTGCAGGGAGATGTATGGCGACAAATACAGTATGCCCATCACTGACGGCGCAAAGGTTATTGTTTGCAAACTAAAAAGTAATCCTTTAGGCTATACCAGTATCGCCTATCCGGTGGATGAACTGCGTATACCGGAATGGTTCAAGGAATTGCCGTTCGACGGTGATGCCATGGAAAGCACGATACTTGACCAAAAGATAGATAACCTTATAGGTGTGTTAGGTTGGGACGTGCAATCAACAGAAACCACGAACACGTTCAACAAATTATTTGAATTCTAAATAACCATATGCTGAGCATAGAAGAAATCAAACTTTTAATAGAAAAACTTGAGAAATTAAAAAAACAAGACGTCCAAGGACTAATCGATTTCAGTTTAAAAACTCTCAAAACCTTGGCAAACACAATCGATATACAGAATTCGGATCAGATAAACAGATTAGACAAAACCTTGAGTTGGTTTGCAATGGACAATTACAAAAAGAGATTAGAACCTGTGGTTGACGAATTGACTAGAAGGCAAATACAAACTAAAATATTCCAATTTGGTAAAAACAGTGCCTTCAACAGCCTGGAGATAGGCCCCGGAAATGGCATGTTTTCAAAAGATTTCCGAGCATGGAGGTTAAATTACTTCCTTGATGTGCTGAACGCAAGTTATGAAAGCAACGTTGAAAGAATCATACGTAAAAAATTTCCCCCTGCACACCAGAAATATCTAAAATTCTACATGACAGACAGAACCGACTGCTCCAGTATTCCTAGTAAAAGTTGTAATTTTGTTTTTAGTTGGGACACATTCGTATTCTTCACACAGGATCATATCTATCAATATTTGTGGGACATCAAACGAGTGCTGTTGGATGGAGGCTATGTGTTTCTACAGTACGCTGATTGCCATTATGATTTTGATCTCAAACAGGCCAAGAGAGGTTATTGGAACTACAATACCAAGACAGCAATGGAAAAAATTATCACAAAGACAGGTTATGAAGTAGTCGAAATGAATCAGTTCAAGCCTGGTGCCAATTATGCCATTTTTCGTACACGTGGTAAACAAAATCCAGTCGTGTACAAAGTTTCTGAAATAACACTAGACTAAGACCTAAATATCATATACAATTAGAACATTATGATAGACATCTTGAAAGACATCGTTAAACATACGCATGGACTGGGATTCTTGGATCTTGTCAAGATCACTGGGGACGATAAGGAAACTTCGATCGACTCAATGGCCGAAGACAGATCTGTGATCCTACAGGGGTCTTTCCACAAGCCACAGACGGAGATGACGGGTACGTTTGGTATGCCACAGATGGGCAAACTAGACATACACTTGAAGTGTCCGGAGTACAAGGAGAAGGCGAACATAACTGTGTTGTCCGGCGAGAGAAACGGTGCGACCATTCCCACAGGGATCCATTTCGAGAATGAAAAGGGTGACTTCAAGAATGACTACAGATTTATGAATGCTGAGATCATCAATGAGAAACTTAAGACTGTGAAGTTCAAAGGTGTTAAGTGGGACGTTGAGATCGAACCTAGCGTGGCAAGTGTGCAGAGATTCAACTTCCAAGCAACTGCAAACACAGAACACAACTCATTCGTTGTGAGAACCGAGGATGGGAACTTGATTTTCACTTTCGGTGATCAAGCATCGCATGGTGGTGAGTTCGTGTTCGCAACTGACGTTAAGGGAACGCTTAACAAGGGTTGGAGTTGGCCGGTAGGACAGGTGCTACAGATACTTAAACTATCAGACTCGGCAAAGGTCACATTACACTTCTCTAACGAGGGTGCGATGCAGGTCTCTGTTGATTCAGGATTGGGCAAGTATCAATACATCATACCAGCACAGGCGCAATAATGAC